ATACTTTTTAATACAGAAAAGAATTGGTATGTTAGCGGAAGGTAATCAAGCTTGGTTAAAACAAGAGGTTAATGGGCGTATCTATGGTTCTATAAATCCTAATGGTGCTGTAACTGGAAGGGCTACGCATAGTCACCCTAATTTAGCACAAGTTCCAGCCGTGCATACACTTTATGGAAAAGATTGTAGATCTTTGTTTTGTGCCCCTAAAGGTAAAATATTAATTGGTATTGATATGTCAGGGCTAGAGTTACGTATGCTTGCTCATTATATGGCACGTTATGATAGTGGTGCCTATGCTGATATTGTTGTTAATGGAGATATTCATACTCATAATCAAGAAGCAGCAGGAATTGAAACACGCGATTTAGCAAAAAGATTTATTTATGCTTTCCTTTATGGCGCAGGAACTGCTAAACTAGGGCAAGTAGTTGGTGGTAATGCAACTGACGGTAAGGAGTTAAAGGTTAAATTTTTAGAAAAGCTTCCTGCATTAAACGAATTGATTCAACAAGTACAAGATAAGGCGGAACGTGGGTACTTAGTTGGGTTAGATAAAAGAAAAATACCAGTGCGGTCTTCACATGCTGCATTAAATTCATTGTTACAAGGCGCAGGGGCGATTGCCTGTAAAGAATGGATAATACAATTAAGCCCTATTTTCGATGGAGAGACAAAACTTGTTGCTTGGGTTCATGATGAAATCATCATTGAAACAACAGAGGAGAAATCTCAAGATGTCGCCAGCGAAGCAATTAGAGCGATTGAACGCACTAGTGGAAGCCTACAACTTAGGGTTAAACTTACAGGAGAAGCCCAAACAGGCGCTGATTGGAGTGTCATTCATTGAGAATAAGTTAAAACGTAGAGTTTTTATGTTAAAAGAGAGAGCAAAAAGAAAGAATGTACCATTTGATGTTAACTACGATTACTTATTAAGTATTTTTCCATTAGATTGTACATGCCCCGCATTGGGGACATTGTTTTCTTTTTTCGGAGAACATGGGGCACAGCCCACAGTAGATCGTATAATACCTAAAGAAGGTTATGTTGTTGGTAATATTATATGGGTAAGTTTTATGGCTAATATGGTTATGAGTTATGCTGAACCTGATGATATTATAAAAGTAGGAAAGTTTGCTAAGAAAGTATATGAAGAATTTTACCCTGAACTAAATGGAGAGAAAAATGAAAACTAGAACATTATTAATAGACGCAGATATTGTATTATACAAAGTCGCTTCAATGGTGGAAGTTGCTACTGATTGGGGAGATGGGATTTGGACACTACATTCAGATTTAAAAGAAGCAATCCCTTCACTTAATAAATGCGTTGAATCATATTTAGAAAAGTTAGATACTGACATTGCTAAAATGTGTTTAACAGGACACAACAATTTCAGAAAGAAAGTACACTCTGAGTATAAAGCAAATAGACTTAATAAAAGAAAACCTTTAGTGCTTGGTGCCCTCCGTGAGTATGTCGAAGCAACTTATGATTGTTTGTGTGAGGATAATCTGGAAGCTGATGACCTTATGGGTCTTTATAGCCAACATGTTATTCCTAATAACGAAAATATTATTGTTAGTATTGATAAGGATATGCGCACAATACCTTGTAAATTATGCGTTGATGGGGAAGAAATACTTACAATATCCAAAGATCAAGCTGACTACTATTTTGCAATTCAATGTCTTACAGGGGACTCAACTGATAACTACCACGGGTGTCCAGGAGTTGGACCTGTAAAAGCAAAAGCTATCTTAGATAAAGCTGAAGGTTCTTATTGGGAAGCTATTGTTGCAGCTTATAAGAAAGCAGAGTTGACAGAAAAGCAAGCATTACAGCAAGCTCGACTTGCTTACATACTTCATGATGCTAAAGATTATAACTTTAAAACAAAAAAGGTAAAACAATGGACGCCATAGACCCAAAACACTATAACAATTATGCAATACAACCAATAAATTTTATACTTGAAAACAATTTAGGTTTTTGTGAAGGTAATATTATTAAATATGTTTGTCGGTATAAGGATAAAGGAGGTGTTGAAGATTTAAAAAAAGCTCGTCAATACATTGATTTCTTAATAAATGGAGGGATTAAGTGACAAAAAGATACCTCTATAGGAAAAGTACCAATGAAAGTCTACTTGAAGATGCAAGTCTACCTATAACAATAGAAGATTTAATTATTCTTCTTGATGCTACATTCCCTTTAATCAACCCACCATTAGATACATCTACCTATGAGATACATAGAAAAGCAGGACAACGTGATGTTGTTGAATGGTTATTACAATTACAACAAAGAAAGTCAGAAAATGTGCTTAGGAAGTAATGCTGCTAAAACAGCACCCATGGTTAACCCATTGACAGCGTTTAATAATGGTAACATTTTAGACCCTAAAAACAGAACAACAACAATGGCACCTAAAACTCCTGACGAAACACCTGCTATACCAACTAAGAAAACAACAACAACAGCACCAACTCTATCCAGTGGATTAAGTATTCCAATGGGTATGAGTTAATAGGAGGAAACAACAATGTGTTTAATGAAAGCCCCTAAGCCACAAGTTGCACCAGCGCCACCCGCAGCTATTCCACGTGCACAACCTATTGAAGATATGGCTCCGCGTGTGAAAATTGCAGGTGAAGATGCAATGAGTTCAACCAGTAAAAAACAAGCAGTTAATGCAAGAGGAACTAAAAGTCTACAAACAGGACTTAGTACTTCAGGTGCAATGACATCTTCAGGATTGAGTATACCACAATGATGTATAACTTAAGTAAGACAGCCAAAGAACGTTACGAAAGTATGACGGAGTACCGTGAGCACTATTTAGAACGTGGGCGTGAATGTTCTGAACTTACTTTACCTTCATTATTACCTGAAACAGGAATCAATCATACTTCTGAATTGTACACTCCATACCAGTCTGTTGGTGCAAGAGGAGTAAACAATTTAGCTTCTAAACTATTGCTTCTTTTACTCCCACCTAATCAACCTTTCTTTAGACTGAGTGTTGGTGGTAAGACTAAAGATGAAATGGATCAACAACCTGAAGTAAAAACTGAAATTGAAAAAAGTTTAGGTAAGATAGAACGAGAAGTAATGCGCGAAATTGAACACCTTGCTGTTCGTGTCCCAGTCTTTGAAGCTTTAAAACATTTAATTATAGTTGGCAATGCACTTGTTTATTTCCCTAAGAAAGGAAATATGCGTGTGTTCCCTCTTTCACAATATGTTTGTAGGCGTGATGCTGAAGCTAATTTACTTGAGCTCGTTATAAAAGAAACTATATCACCATTTACATTTGATGACGAAACTCAACAAGAAATCTTAAAGAATAAAGATGAAGTTGAAAGTACTGATGAAGTTGATATGTTTACAAGAGTTATTTTGATGGAAGAAAACAAGTACTACGTCTGTCAAGAAATTAATGGTTATAAATTACCCAAGTCTGAAGGTTATTACACTAAAGACACAATACCTTTCCAAGTGTTGCGCATGGTTCGTCAAGACAATGAAGATTATGGGCGTGGCTACGTGGAGGAATACTTAGGTGATTTGAAATCTTTAGAAGGACTAAGTCAATCACTTGTTGAATCAGCTGCAGCTTCAAGTAAAGTAGTGTTCATGGTTCGCCCAAATTCTTCTACTAAGAAACGAGACTTATCTATAGCAAGCAATGGAGATATAATTACAGGATCTCGTGATGATGTGTCTACGTTACAAGTAGAAAAACATTATGACTTACGTGTTGTAGCCGATACAATACAGAAATTTGAAGAAAGAATGTCATATGCTTTCTTACTTAACACAGCAGTGCAAAGGAATGCTGAACGTGTTACTGCCGAAGAAATCAGATACATGGCAAACGAACTTGAAACTGCTTTAGGTGGTGTGTACTCATTATTGTCTCAAGAATTTCAACTACCACTTGTTGCTATCTTAATGAACAGAATGGCAAGTCGTGGTGAGATACCTAAACTTCCAAAAGGAACTGTGCGCCCTACAATTATTACTGGTGTTGAAGCTCTAGGTCGTGGTAATGATTTACAGAAACTAAGAGAGTTTACAAGTGAAGTAGCAAGTATTGCACAAATGAACCCAGAAATTGTCCAAATGCTTAATATGACTGATCTTATAAAACGTATTGCAACAGGGCATGGAATAGATACTGAAGGTTTAATTAAATCTGATGAACAATTAAATGCTGAAAGAGAACAAGCACAACAGATGCAACAAGCACAACAGATGAACGACACCATGCAACAAGCAGCGCCAAGTGTCGGTAAAGAAGCATTACAAATGGCGATGCAACAACAACAACAAGTACCACAGGAGTAACAAATGGTCGATGCTGTAGAAATTAGAACTGAAGAAACAACTGCTGAAAATCCAGTTGAACAACAACAATCTGCTGAAAAAATATTAGGGAAGTTTGAAACTCAAGAAGACTTAATTAAATCCTACCAAGAACTCGAAAAGAAACTTGGTTCAACAGGGGAAACAGGGGAAACAGCAGAACCTAAAGAAGAAAAAAGTAGTACTCTTGAAATAGATGATGCTGAACAAGTTGTTGCTGATGCTGGACTTGATATGTCACAGCTTCAAGAACAATATGATTCTAACGGAACACTAGATGAGACTTCTTTTGAAGCTTTAGAAAAAGCTGGTATTCCTAAAAGTTATGTTGAAGCTTTTATCCAAGGGCAAGAAGCTTTATCTAATCAATTACAAACGACAATAAAATCAGAAGTAGGTGGCGATGAGTCCTATGCTGAATTAATGTCATGGGCAAAAGACGCTCTTAATCCTGCTGAAATTACTGCATACAATAATGTAGTTAATAGTCGTGATTTAGAAGCCGTTAAACTTGCCGTTACAGGTTTAAAAGCTCGTTATGAGACTTTAAATGGTGTTGAACCTACATTAACTGCTGGTCGTGCAAGCACAACAGGAGCTAATGGGTACAATTCTTGGGCACAAGTGACCGCAGCAATGAAAGATGCACGATACGAAAGTGACTCTGCTTTTAGAGCTGAAGTTCAAGATAAAATATCACGGTCAAATTTATAGTTGTGCAACCTTTTTAGGTGGCAACTGCGGAGCATAATAAGTCATCACTAACATGACCCTTTACGGAGGACAATCTTGATTTATGAAAACTAGTATTTATGTGAAGCTTTAATTAATAACTAACTTTAATCATTCTAAGGAGAACTACAAATGGCAGTCGCAGCCCCAGCAAGTATTGGACGCGTCAACGCATCTGGTTCCGAAGATGCGTTATTTCTTAAAGTTTTTTCAGGCGAAGTTTTAACCGCCTTTGAAAGAGCTAGTGTAACGCAAGGAGCCGAAATGGTGCGTTCAATATCAAGTGGTAAATCAGCAACATTCCCTGTAATGGGTCGTATTGCTGCAGCTTATCACACACCAGGATCAGAGATCGTGGGAACTGATGTGAATCACAACGAGAAAGTCATTACAATTAATGACCTACTTGTAAGTTCCGCATTTTTAGCAAACATTGAAGAAGCTAAGAATCATTGGGACGTAAGGTCAGCATACTCCGCCGAAATCGGCAGAGCTCTTGCTTTCCAAAAAGATAAACACATCTTACAAACTATTGGTCAAGCTACACTCGCAGCTACTAATATAACAGGCGGAGACGCAGGTACAGTACTTACAAATACTGGAATTGCATCTGCAACCGCAGCAACTGCAGCTAACGCAATGATTGATTCATTGTTTGATGCAGCTTCAAACTTAGATTCACACTACGTTCCAAAAGAAGGTAGAAAATGTTTCTTAAGACTTGAAGAATACTACAA